GAAGAAGTAAAAGAAAGAAAAGATGAATTAAATATGTATAATAATATTATTAAAAAATATTTTAATCCAAATATGACTTATCATAATAAAAATCTAAGTATAGGTATTAATGATTTTGATGAAGAAAATTTGTTAGTTAATGTTAGTATTCATTTTAATAAAACACATAAAGTATATAGAGGAGATATAAGTATAGAGCAATTAATAAATTATATTACTCATGAAGATTTATTTGATTAAAGTATTCTTCTAACTCTTTTTCATTATCAAAATATAAGACATCTTTTGGATCATATATAACATATTCACGTCCAACTATTTCGATACCATCATAACCTAATTTTTGTATCTCATCTTTAATTGTGGTTTTATCGTAAAATGTTTTTACATTATAATGCTGATCTCCAGTTACTTTAATCATTAAGTTTTGTAAAAATATTTCCCATTGCCAAGTGTTTCTAAACTTTAGAGGCTTTTTTGGTTTAGCATTAACTACAAAATATACTTTACCATATTTTCTCGCCATTTCCTTGTTAGCTAAACAAGCAGTATATAAACCTTCTCCCATAGAAGCTCCTCCTTTATTTAATTCCCCAAATTTAGCAATTCCTCTAATAGAAACATTTTTTCTTTTCCAAGAAAGATATTCTTTATGTTTTAATAACTCTTCATGACTTTTTAAGTACTTCATATTAATATATATTAATATGAAACATTTAAAAAGATATGAAAGTTATAATGATGATTATACCATAACTAAAATAGATAGAAAATCTGGAGGTAGATTTAGAAGATGTGAAGGTATTTTATATAAATTAGGAAATGAAAAGAATACACTTGAGATAAATGTAGATAAAATCGAGCATACTACTGAAAATACATTTTATCAAGATCAAATAGATAGATATGTAAAATACTTAGAAAATGATGGTATAATTGAAACTTTTCCAGTCGAAGAAGTTAATATAGCAAGTAATTTAAAAGATATATTAGATTGGCTTGATGATATGAAAAATTTTGATGAAACTTGGGACTTATTACATGGATATAAACTATATGATAAATTTTATAGCGATGGGTTTTATACTATTATTGATGAAGAAGAATGTCCTGAATACAACAGAATTAATAAATATGCTAAAAAAATAGATGATGTTTTTCCTTTTGATGACCTTAGTGATGAAGAAAATGAATTATTAGAATTTCTAACTCTAATATTTGATTATTTTGATGAAAATAAAGAATATTATTTATTAGATTTTAATCATAGATTTTGTGCTATAAAAGAGTTAGGTAAAACTGAAGTATTAATAGAAATAATGGATTAAAAACATGATACAAGAAAGACATAATAATTACGATAAAAATCATTGTTGGCAATATGATATAAGATTAAATAATTTAGAAAAAGATTTAGAAAAAGCCAATATGACTTTAGAAGAATCTAAATTATTAAGAGTATCTGATTTTATATTTGAAAATGTTGATATGAAAGATACTAAGACTAAACAAGAATTAACTCAATTTATTAAAGAAAATGAATGGTTAGGTAATTTAACACAATATAACACTGCATTTTTTCAGTGTAGATTAAAATCAAATAATATATTAGCCGGAGTTCTTGTTTTTAGTATGCCTAATGCCTTCTCTAAGTTGTTAGGAGAAGATACAAAAGATTTAGAACGTTTAATTAGTAGAGGAGCTTGTATATCTTGGTCACCAAAAAATTTAGCAAGTTCGTTTGTTATGTGGTGTATTAAATGGATGGTTCAAAATACTCAATACAGATTATTTACGGCTTATTCTGATCCTACCGCAAAAGAATTAGGAACTATATATCAGGCTTGTAATTTTTATTATTTAGGTCAAAAATCAGGAACGACTACTCGTTATATAAATCCATATACAGGAAAAGTAGTATCGGATAGGTTTTTTAGACAAAAAACAGCATATAGAAAATATGCTGTTGAGTTAGGTTTTAAATGGGAAAAAGATTGGAGTCATAAAACGGGTATAAATTGGGAAAATATTCCTGATGATATAGAAAAATTATTAAGGGAACATTCTAAACAAAAGCAAAAAAGTTCTCAAAAAATTGATATGCCAAGTAAACATAAATATGCTTATGTTTTAGGTAAAGATAATAGAGAAACTAAAATGTTAAGAAAGATATTTGAGGAAAGAAATAAATTATATTCTTATCCAAAAGAAAGATAGTTATACTATCTTTCTTAATAATTCTAAAACAGCAACTTTAGTTCCTTTAACTAAATAATCATAAAGACTATATACTTCTAACGAATCAGGTTTTTCGCTATAAAAATCAGAAAAAGTCAAAATCTCATCTATATCAGACATATATTTAAGATAAAACTCATATACATCCGCATCATTAATTAACCCAATTATTTCTTTTTCTTCGGGATTTTTAACATAAACTTTAATAAATCCTTTAATAGTTTCTTCATTTTCAGAATCTATTGTTTCTGAAATTAATTTTTTAATACCATTTACTAATTCAGTATATGTATTAGGATCTAATACCTTTTCTTCCTCATTTTCAGTTGGTATTTGATCCATGTCATTAGCTTCTGATAAGAAATTAATAAATTTTTTTATATTTTTCATTCTGTTAAATTATTTTAATATAGTATATATTAATATCCCCAATTAGATTTAAATACACCATCATACCATATTCCACCTAAGAAATAACCATCTTCAAATATACCTGAAGTCCATACTCCACTTTCCCATATAGAATTATTAAAATAACTTGTTAATTTAATTCCTAAATAAGGTAAGCTATCATCATTAAACCCTATATTTGAAGAAGTTCCTAAATATATATCTTTCGATAAATCAGCATCTATAGTTATTATAGTATATGAATAAGAACCTGATTGTTGTTCAGACCCTATTACTTTAAATGTTTGGTATGAACCTGATGTAGTTCCTGCTATTCTACTATATGTTGTTGATATATTACTATCATTTAATAAATATATATCATCCCCTATATTATATCTAAAATCTCCTCCAATTTTTAATTGTGAATTAGTAGATGTGCTTAATCCTAAAATTGGTATATCTTCTATTACACCACCATACCAAGTTCCTGAATTAAAATCAATAGCATGAGCTATACCACCATACCAAGTTCCACCATTCCATATACCTGTTTTCCAGAAAGAATAGTAATTAACACTTGATTTTATTGGAAATCCACTTGAATCACTATTTAAACTTGAATGGAATTCCCCCCCATTAAACTTACCACTTAACCAAATAGCGGGTCTTGTATTAAATGCCATTGTACCAAATCTTGATAATTTATCTTTTGGTTGATTAAATAAACCATTAAACCAAACTCCATTTTGAAAATCACCACCATTCCAAACTCCATCTAACCAATAAGAAATACCATTGTTACAATTAAATAAACCATTATTCCAAACCCCACTGATCCATATACCACTACTAAATTCTCCATTATACCAATTACCTCCATTCCAAACACCACCATTCCAAACACCATTATTGAAATTACCATCATACCATCTACCATCTTCCCAGATACCACCATTCCAATTTCCGGCATACCATCTTCCAGATAACCATTTTGATTGAGTATTATCTAAAGTATTTTGAACTTTTGTTGAGACTCCATTATAGTTAACTTTATAACTATTCCAATTTCCTCCATTCCATTCGCCATTATACCAAGTTCCTGAATACCAAGTTCCTCCGAACCATCTTCCGTAAATCCAATCACCTTTATAAAAAACTATACCATTTTTATCTTTACCTATAATAGCGTTAGATAATTCGGCATCTAAAATCCAATAATAATTACTATTGTTAGATAATTCAGATATACTTAAATCATCAACCAATTTATATGTATAATTATTTGGGTCTAAATTAACTAATGAATAAGAAGAACCAGATACTTGTATGTTATTTGGGTCTATTTTCAAAGCAATTTGAGGTACTAAATCTAAACCTACATTAAATAAATCTATTGGTTGGTAGTTAAAGAAAGGATCAAATTTATTTATATAAATAGTTCCTGTAGTTGGTGGATCTAATGGAGTATGCATTACATAAATTTTATCAGTGTAAAATTCTGTATCTGAGATAATATCCAATACAACTTGAAATCCAGAGCAATATGAATAATTTGTACTGTTAAAACTAATGCTTATAGCATCCCCTTGTTTTACTCCAGTTGGTTTAGCTGTTGTTATTTTTAAATAACTATAATCTCCTGATGTAATATAATAAGTATTAATGATTTCAAATTTATCAATACTATTAAGATTAATAATACAAGTAGATAATTCATAATTATTATCTGTAAATATAATTCCTGTTAAATTTTTCTTTATATCTCCATCTGATAATAATATTTTAGCATAAGAATCAGTACTAAATTTAGTATTAAAGTTTTTATTAAAATTAGTTGTTCCGAAACTTGCTTGACTTTTTTGATAAGAAGGTTTTTGTATATTATTTAATAATTGTAAATCATTACTAATTTGCTGTAATGTATTTCTACTTTTTATATCAATTGATAACAATACTGAATGTATATAACTTAATTGTTTATCAAATTCTATTACATATCCATTATCAACACTATCAAAATATTTGTCTGTAATTAATAATTGTGTAGTTGAGTAACTACTTCCTGCTGTATATAAAGTAATATCAACAAAAGTATTTATCCAAAAAGTTTCCCATTGGAACTTTAAATTAGTCCCCATTAATAGTTTATTAGTATTTGTAGAAGCACCTGTATCTATATAAATATTATCAGAAGTGAAATTACTATTAGCATTCATTGGAATACCTTTATAAATAGGCATTGTATAAAAAGCTTTAGGTATAGAAGCGGATGGGCCAAATAAAGTTTTATTAACTGATGATAAATAATCATATATA